TTTTGCATCGCTCACCCCCTCAAGTTGATCCCGCATCATCGGGATAAAGTTGTCTAACAACAGACAGACCCGCCAGGGCTGCCCATTGCGCCTGTAAACCAATACTGGAACCTCTCCAGGCTGGGCGCAAGCCTCCACCTGCTGGCTCCATAAATCCATCTTCAAAGTCTCCTGGCGCTTAACCTCAAGCCTGAACTTCTGGATCGTAATGTCGTCAGCGCCGTCCCTAGATTGCCCCAAGTTGCGCTTGACCACAAAACCCAGCTGATCAGTCAGTAGCTTGGCCAGTTCACGCTCACCCGCAGAGCCCTTGTCCCGCTTGCCTCGACCGTTCATGCGCCAACCCTCATTTGAATTCGCTTGCCAATCCAACCCATAACAGGCACAGCCATGCTGTTGCCCAGAGCCTTGTAGCGTGGACCGTCAGGCGACTCTGGTGCTTTGCGCCAAGGGATGTTTGTGTACCCATCAGGGAAGCCTTGCAGGCGCTCGCATTCGACTGGGGTCAAGCGGCGCACAGCCATGCTGGCAGCGTGTACAGCGGCGACTTGATTTGTGACTTCGGTTGACTGCGGGCTACGGCTCGGATCGTTAGTTGCAGTTAAAGTCGGAGCTATTGGCTGCGCCACCGCCATCGGGTTCTTTGCTTGCAGCGTCTGCACCATATCGACATCAGTCTGCGGGTTGGACATCTGTGCGCCAAAGGTGATCGGCTGCGCCACGCCATGCACATCTAGCCGATTTAACGTAAACGAAACTTCCTCGTTCCAACCGCTGCCTTGGCTATTCTGCGACGTATGCCCAGCGCCCTGTAAAGCATAAGAGATCGGCTGCGCCAACAACGGCGGGTGCTGACCCTTTGCAAGCGTGAAACATGGATCACCCGGCTGCGGGTTTGATCCGTTCTGCGGCGATGTTATGTTGGTCGTGTCGTAAACAATTGGCTGCGCAACGCCCTGCAAGCCGGTGGTATCCAGCGTATACATTGGACCGCCTTCAGTAAATCCATCGCCGTTACCTCCGTTATGAGGCTGCCGTCCAATGGTGTTCTCTGCAAGGGCAATGGGTTGCGCTGGCACGAACATCGGGCAACCCGCGTTCACATGCTGGTCTTCTAATCCTTGTTTTGTGCCGAACGTAGTGTCTAATGTGCTGCTTATTTCGGCTGGCCATTGTTTTACTGGTGCTAAATATGCACCTCTTTGGCTGAATATTTCCTGATTGCTTGATCCAACACCACCGCAATTGGATGATTGATTTAGGGTTGGGTGGGGGAAGTCTCCATCCCAATGACTACAGCCTTGAGCGCCTGTTCTAGTGCTACTGGCAACACCTTCCCTCTTTTCTCTGCTCGGCGCAGTATCCCGGCGCAGGCTTTCTGGCTCAAAAAGAACCTCGGCGGCAGCTCGCCAATCTCCAAGGTGTCCGACAACGAACACACGGCGGCGGCGCTGGGCCACTCCGAAGTACTGAGCGTCGAGCACTCTGTATGCGAACCCATACCCGAGTTCTGCCAGCGCCCCGAGGAAGGAACCAAAGTCCCGCCCACCGTTGCTACTGAGGACACCCGGCACGTTTTCCCATACGCACCACTTGGGTCTAAAGTGGTCAAGAATTCCGCAATAGACAAGGGCAAGGTTGCCTCTTGGGTCTGCGAGTCCTTTGCGAAGTCCGGCGACGGAAAAAGATTGGCAAGGGGTTCCACCGACCAGAAGGTCAATTGTTCCAAGATCCCACTCCTTATAGTTAGTCATATCACCAAGGTTTTTGACGGCTGGATAATGATGCGCCAGCACAGCAGCAGGGAAAGGCTCAATTTCTGCAAAGCCTGCAGCCTCCCAGCCAAGCTGGTGCCAGGCTACTGTTGCAGCCTCAATGCCTGAACACACAGATAGATACCTCACCGAGCCCCCAACAGCTGCTGCAGCCGGGTTTCTGTGCTGCTGTACTTCGGCCTCAGTGACTCAATGACCAGCTCCTCAATGATGCTAGTGCGTGATCTACGCTGATCCCTAGCCGCAGCATCCAGCAGATCCTTGGTTTCAGCGCGAAAGCGCACAAGCATTTGCTTGTATTCCTGCTCCATCAGACACCTCCCTGTAAATATATCGGCAAGATAGCACAGCTTTTTCCTGCGTTGGTAGTGGTAAAAATACCACAGAGAAATATTGGTTTGGGTTATTGACATATCGCTGAGATATATGCGAGGATCTGTCTACGGTCACTACCGACCGCACCGCCACCGAGATACAGGAGCGTAAACATGAGCAAATATGTAGCCTACTTCCGAGTTTCCACTGAGCGCCAAGGTCAGTCTGGCCTCGGCCTCGAAGCCCAGCAGGTAGCAGTCAAAGCCTACGCTGACGGCATCATTCACAGCTTCACCGAGATCGAATCAGGTAAGCACGACGACCGGCCACAGCTGGCCGCTGCCATCGCTATGTGCAAAGCCACAGGCGCAGCTCTGCTGATTGCCAAGATTGACCGTCTGTCACGCCAGGCAGCCTTCCTGCTGACCCTGCGTGACTCTGGTGTCCAGATCGTGGCAGCCGACATGCCGCACGCTGGCACGTTAGAGTTTGGCATCCGCGCAGTGGTTGCCCAGCATGAGCGTGAAGAGATCAGCCGCCGTACCAAGGCAGCACTGCAGGCAGCTAAAGCTCGCGGCGTTAAGCTCGGCAGCCCGAACCCAGCAGCTGGATCCGCAGCCGGCATCGCCAGCATCCAGGCAAGCGCAGATCAGTTTGCCCAGCGCGTTCAGCCCATCATCACAGACATCATCGCCAAAACCGGATCGACAAGCCTGCGCTCAATCGCAGCTGCACTGACAGCTCGCGGCGTGCAGACAGCTCGCGGCGGCACCAAGTGGGGTGCCAGCCAGGTTGCCAACCTGATGCAGCGGGGTGCAGCATGAGCGACGACTTTTTCTTGGGAGCCATCACAGCCATGATCATCATGGTCGTTATCTTAATCGGCGGGGGTGTCATATGATGACCGGTCAGATGCTGCGCGACGCGCAGCTGGCGCTCTTTGAGCAGCGTGACGCAGACTTCCTTGAGCACTGTAGGACTATAGCTGCAGACATTGCCAAAGAGCGCGGCGAAGTTTCCATCAATGAGGTACGGGCTGCCATCAACCTACCTGCTGAGGTACACCCGTCGGTGCTCGGCGCTGTTTTCAAGTCAAAAAAATTCACGGCAATCGGTTACACCGAAGCCGCTCACAAGGCCGCTCACGCCCGAATCGTGCGCGTCTATAAACTCACGGAGGAACTATGTCGGGAAAGCTAACCCCAAACACAATGATGTCAGCCAGCAGGCTTCCTGCACTGTTGGGATTGTCTAAATACCAGAGCCCCAATGATGAGCTGCAGACCACCATCAATGCAATTACCGGCATTGAAACTGACTTTGAGCAGAATGAATCGATGGCCTGGGGCGACCGGCTTGAGGAAATTATCCTGCGCGAAACAGCAAAGCGACTCCAGCTCGCAGACCTGAAGACTGAGTTTAACAAAGCGTTCTATCATGAAACACTGCCGCTGGCCTGCAGCCTGGATGGCTGCGCTGATGGTGCCGGGCAGATTGTCCGCACCGATCCAGACGCTGGGATCTATGTGATCGGCAAAGACTCCATCGAGTTAGCCGGTGTTGGCGTGCTTGAGGCCAAGCTCACCGCAGTACAGCCCGAAGAAATCCCAGCGCTCTATCGTGGTCCTGTGCAGTTGCAGGCTCAGATGGACATTATGCAGGCCAAGTGGGGATGCGTGGCTGTGCTGTACCAGGGAACTACGCTGCGGATCTTCCTGTTTGAGCCGCACGCACAGACGCTGGCTACCATCAAGGCAGCCGTGCTTGAGTTTCAGCACAAGTTAGAAAAATTCAGAGCAACCGGCGAGATAGATTTCTACAACCCGGCAAGCAGCAAAGACGCTGACCGCATGTATCCAACCGCAGATGAAAGCCGCACGGCACACTTGCCGGAGCGAGCGCAGCATCTGGTCGGGCAGATCGTGGCCGCCAAGGCAGACATTGAGCAGGCAGAACAAAAGCGCACCGAAGCAGAGACAGAGTTGAAAGCAATGATGGGCGAGGCATCGAAGGCCAAGGTCGGCAACTATGAAATCCGCTGGCCAATGCGTTTCTACAAAGCAGCGCCCCAGCGCGTCGTGCCGGCCAAGGATGCCTACAGCATTCGTCAATCCACACTATCAATCAAGGAGCTTTGATGGACAACCGAGAGCTGACAGACATTGAGCAAGCGCACGCTGCAGCCTGCGTCGCTCTGCTTAATGCGGTGCCGACAATGACAGAAGAGCAAGCAAACGAAGTGGTGGACAGCCTGTCTGTCTTATTGCTTCAGACATTAAATACTTATGTACCAGGGGATGATGATGCAATTGACTACAACTAAGGGATTCGCTCCCGCCACTATGGGCGAGGCGATGGAGTTTTCAAAGATGCTGGCCGACTCTAGCATGGTGCCACGCGCTTACCAGGGAAAGCCACAGGACATCATGGTCTGTGTGCAATGGGGCTATGAGCTCGGCCTGGCACCCATGCAGGCGCTCCAGAATATTGCCGTAATAAATGGCAAGCCAAGCGTGTACGGCGACGCTATGGCCGCCTTGGTCCAAGCTAGCCCGGTCTGCGATGGTATCGACGAAACCTTTGAGGGAGTCGAGGGAACGGGTGAGTTTGCTGCTGTCTGCATAGCCAGGCGCAAAGGCCGGCAGCCAGTGACAATCAAGTTTAGTGTCAATGATGCCAAGCGTGCCGGTCTTTGGAATAAGCAGGGACCGTGGACGCAGTACCCAAAGCGGATGTTGCAGATGCGAGCTCGCGGCTTTGCTTTGCGCGATGCCTTTCCTGATGTCCTGAAGGGATTGATCAGCGCCGAGGAGGCCGCCGACTACCCTGATGATGCCAAGCCCAGGCCAATCAAAGATGTCACGCCTATCCCGGCAAACCCGCTGGATATGATTGCGCCGCCAGCCGAGCCAATCGAAACCATCGAGGCGGTTATTGCCACGACGGTTGAAGAGTATGTGCCTGATCTTGAGCCTATCAATATCGAGTCTGCCGAGGGTTACCCGCTGATGGTGCCAGACATGAAGGCCGAGCGAGTCGAGGGTGATCCTGTGCCGGCCTTACTCAATAGCACCTGGTCCGACATTGATGCCTGGTGCAATGCGTATGAGGAGCTCGCAGACAAAACCGCACGCGCTGGTAAGCGTCCAGCCAGGGAGCGCATGACAATCCTCAAAGAGCTGCGCAATGCTAACCAATCGGTCATCGAGAAGATCGACCCGGTCAAGCGGCTGCGGCACTCTGCTTCCTATGCCAAACGCCTGGCAGCGCTGGGTGCATCAATGGGTGGATCAGCAGAAAAAAACCCCGGCACTTAGCCGGGGAAACTGGTCGGGTGGTTTGGCGCGAAGGAGGTCGCCCAGCCCGCCAGAGTTGCTATTGCCTTATTGCTTGATACTGGGCGTGGCACTGCTTGAGGGAGGCACGGAGCTCATCTGCTCTGGCAGCCTCCCCTGCAAGAAATTGCGCATCCTCTCTAGAAAGTCCTGCTCCAGTACAGCTGGAGGGGGCGCATCCAGCGCTGGCGGTACTGGACACGGTACTGGTTTCGGCGGTGGGGCGACTCGGCCTGTCGCGCAGGCTGTTAGTAAGAGCGGCAGTGCGAGCATTAAGATCACGGATCTCACGGTCTTTATCCTTTCTTAGTAGGTCGGCGCTGGCCTGCAGTTTCTGTTCCTTCTCACGGGCTGCAGCCTGGGCAGCAGCGTGCTCTGCCAGCTGCGCAGCCCGTTCCTTATCCCACTTCTGTTGCACCTCGGCCACGCCCAGCTCATGTCCTTGGTACAGGCCTGCACCACCAGCTGCGGCCACCGCCAGGACAAAGCCAAGGATTAACCAGGGATTCATTTTGTTGGCGGCACTTTTGTTCCGTCCAATTTTTTATGGACCTTAACATCCTTGCAGACTTTAACTTCCTTGCCTTTGCGATCCTTCTGCATGTTGCAAATCTTCTTAGTCTCCTGGGCAAAGGCAGGCATTGTCAGGGTCAAGGCCAACAGGGTTGCAAATAGCGTCTTCATTCGTCTCTCTCCGGGTGAGGTGGTTGAACAGGGGCAGGCTTGCCAGCATAGCCAGTAGCAGCAGCAACAGCAGCAGGATCTGCCTCGCTGCGTACTGTGGTCACAGTCGTGGTCACAACAGGCGCAGGCTTGGGTGGTGGTGCATCCTTGAAGTCAGCAGCAGTCGAGATGCCGGGTGGTGGTACGAAGGCATCCTTACCCTTGACGGCAATGAGGGTCGCCAGCGCACCGAGTATGTACTTGGACATATCCGACAGCAGCAGGAAAAAATTTTTATCTGCCGGGGCCATGCCTGACATCGGCTGGGTGACAAACACCACTGAGTACATCGACAGACCTGCCATGATGACCAGGATCAGGCAGAAGGTAATGCCGATGGTGAACTTCAGCAGAGAGTTGAGCTGTTCTTCTGTGGCTTTCATGATCATGGCTTTGCCTTCTCGGGTTGAGTTACATCTTCAGGACAGGTGCCGGTTGCAGTGCAGATCGGTGGCTTGCATTCTTTAGTCTCCCAATTCTTGGGATCCTGGCAAGGATACCTAAACCGATCCTCACAAGCGCTAGCCGCCAAGCACATGCAGAGCATGAGCGTAATGTTTCTTACGGTCTTCAAGTCCAATGGTGCCTCCGTTAATCCGTTTAGTCATGGTCAAAATGTCACCAGCATCAGCCAGCTTGTTCAGGCTAGCTGTTTCCCAGTACCAGCAAGCAGACTGTGCTGCTCCCTCAAAGGTCTGCATATACTCAGATGCTTCCTCTGGCGTGATGCCAAGAGATGATGCAAACCAAAAGTAATTATCCTTGCCGGTAACCTGAATCAGACCTCGGCCTTTGTACCGAGCGCCATCACCACTATTCTCATCACCGTTGCCCATCCGGTTAGCGTAGACACGGTTGGCGATCTTGTCTGGTTGACGTGCGTAGGCATTGGCTGTGCCTTGGTCGGGAAAGTATTTGGCAAAGGTCTTCATCAGACCAGCGGCGCTGTAGTTCAGGTTCTCTGTCAGCCAGACGAAGCCGCCAGACTCATGACCACACTGCGCCATGAAGGCAGCGATGCGCTTGGGCGTGTTGATCTCGTAGTCTTCAGTCAGTGACTTGCCGTTCAGCTCAGTCTGCTTGCCGAACAGTGCGTCGTACCACTGCTGTGGGTATTTGGTATTGGGAACTAACTGCTTGAACTGCTGCATTGTGATCATTCTTCACCCCTCATTTCCCGTAAAACTTTTAGTCTCAGCTCTTTCATCTTGCGGGTTTCTTGTTCAGCCCGGTACAGTGCATTGTTCATGTCCATGTACATCACACCCATCACAGGCAGCGCAATAACTAGCACAAAACACAAGACCACCACGGCGACAAGTAATGTCCACGGTACGTCTGGCTCGTTCGCAGGAGGACTAGGAGGCTTGCGAACCACACCACGACGAAAAGGATTGCTCCAACCCATA